TCGGCTTCGCATCCATCTCTCGAACGAGATCGTCGAAAGTCAGGACGGAGTTGGTCGGCTTGGGCTTCTTTGATGCAATTTCTGTACGTACTTTTTCCGTACAGGTGGTCTCAAAGATTTCTCGATGTGTGCTCTTGAGTCTTTTCCATGCAGCTAGAGACCCGTCCTCTGATGCCATGACCACGGCCGGCTGCAAAGCGTCTGGATCTGTGATGCTGTTCAGGATCCGATTAAATTTGCCATCCAGCACAGGGTCGTATTCGTAGATATTCTCGAACACCCGGTGTGCGATTGTCAAGGGGGGTTCGCGTGTTGCAATCCCCTGAGCGTTCAGCCAGTTGCTCCAGCCGATGATCTCCTTTAGGGCTATCGCCAAGGCGAAGGAGCGATCCTCCACCTCCTCGCCGTCCAGCATCGACCTGACTGTTCCGCTAACTAAGCGCTCTAGGTCGACCCCTTCTGAAGACTGCTGAGTGTGCAGGTGCTGCTCCGCGTCTCTCGCGGTCTCTTCCGGCGGAGGAAGCGTGGCGTAGACCGCATAAGCTTCGTCGATTTTTGAAGCTGGTATGAATCTATCTGTGACTACCAGTAAGCTAGAAGTTCCCTTTCCGCCGTAAAATAAATTGACGGCTTGGGTAGCACGTCGGTCTGATCCTGGTATTTGCTGCGCAATATGCCTGGTGAACCACTGGTAGAAGCCAGCATCAATAATTGGCTTCTCTAAACCAAACACCAGTCGGAATCTGGGCCACGTCTCTGTGTGAGACGGAGATAAATAAGCAAGACTCAGATATTTGTTACATATATCCAGCTCTAGTGCTTGAGCTACGTCCAGTTCTTGTTTTTGTATCTTGTTGCCGTCTTTATCTTTCCCGTCTGCTTGGTTGTCAATGTCGATGATTATGACACCGGCTTTGATTGCGCCCGTGTTTCCTTCACGTCTTCGTCCATCGACCAGATGCCAGGCACATAAACCAGCCTGCTGCGTGGTGACAGCGTCGGCTAGGGCCGCAATGTCCTTCTCTTGGGGAAGCCAATTGTTGTTGAAAGCGGCAAAGTTGCCTCCTGCCGCAATCTTACCCGTCGCAGGGTTGACGTACTCAGAGACTGCGTAGTTGATCGAGAAGAAAAAGTCCATGGTCTCCTGACGTCAGGTCATTCTGCCATGAAACCCCTTGCGGCGCAGTGGAAGGCGCCCTTAAGAAGGTGTTTCACTTGTTGACAGATTCATAAAATTGCCGCAGGACCTGCAGCCATTGTTCGATATGTTTTTCGACTTGAGCCCTGCTGAAAGTGAAAACTTGAACAGGATATTCCGGTAATGGCGTCGACACGATTATCTGAGTTTTGTCTACTTTTAGGTCCAGACAAGTTTCAGCTGCCAGTGTGTATGCAGCTAATTGTAGTTGTGTTTTCTTTAACTTAAACACTCCGCTTGTTAAGGCTTTTTTGACATTATCTGGAAGGTTATCTTTAGCTTTTGGGAAGTTAGCTGAATAAGGACCTACTGAAGTTTTAAAGTCTCCCAGTATTATTTCTCCGTTTACATCCCTGTAGATAATGTCGCAACAACCGGCATATCCGTGCCCCGTACTCTCGTTGTAATAATGGATTCTGCCTACACCGTCCTCTCCGACGTACCGAGACCATTGCGGCTGGTTGTACGGTTTTTCGCTCCAGAGGACAGTTCCTTCGTTCAGCAGATCGTCCAGTTTTTCTGGCATACCCTTCCAGTATGCGAGAACGTCATCTCCAGGGTGGACGGCAAGCCCCCTGATGTAATTCTCTACCGCGTTGTGAATAAATGAACCTCTTGCAGCTGCGTTTTCTAGCGCACCAGGATTCATTAGATTCCAGTGCGCTAGTTTTTTCCGCGTTTCCTCGGTTTGCGTGGCCGAGAGGACACTCGTAACAGATGGAAGAGGTTTGGGTACTCCTGCGCAGTTGTAGTGCCGTAAACCGTTTAGAGTAACTCGTGTTTGGGACACACTTTCGTGTCGATTAACCTTTAGTTTACTATTTGAAGTCAGAACGACATCTGAAATGGTCGAGAGTCTGTATCTTCATCATCGTCGTCATCTTCTTCGTCGTTTCCCACACTGTCTTCATCTTCGTCGGAATCCAAAAAGAATTCAGATTTTTGGTAGTCGAAGTCGCGGTTGTGGCTGCTCAGCTCTTCGGCGAGGCAAAGACCTGCGCAATAAGAGTCGGTAATAATCTCCGCGCACTCAGCGGCAGATCTAGCGGTTCCCTCCGGTGAGACACACTCCTGGAGAAGTTGGTCGGACACCAGTAGGGCTGTGACTTTTTCGAGAAGTGTATTTGTTTTTGTGAGTTGATCCAGAACATCGCGTTGGAACTTGTCAAATTTTTGCCGCCGAGTCATTGTCATGTTAAAGAAGGCAGAGGGTCTACACGATCCCAGTCCAGACCAAAGGTTATCTGAGTTCCGTCGTGCCACTGCTCGGGGCGTTGGAAGACAAACCAGCAGCTGGTGACGGAATCCCGCGTGGAACCAATGGCGCGAAATTTGGGACGCGGATTAAGGACAATCATATTGCTGATCTTGTTTGCTAACAGAAAGCTTTTACGTTTGGCTACTGGTTCTATGAACGACAGTCGGTCTAGTACAGCTATGCCTTGTGTTGCAATTTGGATGCCGTATTCAAGTATATACTCTGTGTAATCTCCTAAGCCTGTTGTTGCTGCTATGACCCAATCAAACTTTTTCTCTTTCTGACCGACCCACCAGACGGGATCCATTAAGTTTGTTTCATCCTTATTTTCAACGACGTTAAAGTTATGACGTCGCAGTTGGTCACTCAGTATCGACAACGGATCAAATGGGACTAAGACTGAGCCTGTGATAAAACTGTGTTTTATGAGCGCGTGGGTGACCCCGTTTGGGAGTTGATAAAAAGAATCTGCCATTGGTCGGGTTGTAGGACTGTCAGAGTTTAACCAAAATTTCCGGTCTACCCGGTAAATGCTGCCTATTATGACGTCAGTGCATTCTGTAGATTATGTTAAATCTGGAATGGCTGAACACGGAACAAGAGTTTTTACATAAGCGAGTTTGCGGAGATTTTGCCAAGCTCGACCGAGAACAAATGAAAGATGTTTTTGAATCGGTGCATAAACAGTATTTAATCAGGAACAGCTTGTTTTCTCGTTTGGCCTCTTGGTGCGCCCGCAACGGAGTGGTCTTGCCTGCCTTTGAGGAGTTGCTTTCCCCGAAAGAAGTTCAGCATCCGACTCCCTTGGAGGAATAAAAAAAGCGGTCGTGAGACCGCTTTGTACCTTGGCTTTCCTTAACGTTAGCTCAAAAGTCGATACCTAGAGCTTTTGCTTGTTCCGCCGTAAGTTCGATTGGTTTTTTCGCCTTCGCACTAGGTGGTTCGTTCTCGACTTTTTCGTCCGCTTCCGCAGACTTCAGAGCCTTTGCTGGCCCTGCGCTAGCGAATGAACGTTCCGGGGGCGCGCCTCGCTCGGCAGCAAATCGAGCTTTGATTTCAGTATGATCTGCACCCAAGGGCAATTCGACCAAATCTGAGCCGGGGATGTGGGACTTGAGTGCCGACGCACACAGAGTGCCTCCCTTGTCGACAAGCCAACTGTTAACGTCTTCAATCAATTTGATTTCCTCCTCGTTCGCCGGCGGTCTGTCGGAGAATTCGAGAGCATTAAAATTGATCTTCGCGCCATCGGCGCCGGTCATTGGATCCCGCTCATTAAAGCTGCGAGTCACGAATTTCGTCGTGGTGATCACCGACGCGCAGTTGATTCGATTGTTGTAGAGCGTCTGGAAGTAACTGATGAAGTTCTTCTGAGAAGACTTGCCTGAAATCATCGAAGTCGTTACGCAACGCGGAGGCAACAACCTGTGATTTGGGCTGACTCCGATGTAAGCAATGCGCAGAAATTCTTCTTGGTTGCGCATACCTAGGTTGCCGAAGTAAGGAGTAAATCCCACCAGGACAAACTCAATAGGGATTCCGTTGTCGTTCCTATCGACAATCGCAGAGTCTGGGTCGACATCAGATTTCCAACGTCGAGCCTGTAGATCTATTCGAAGTGTGTGCGGCGGTACATTACACAGAATTTCGTCTTGGGAGAATTGACCAGCAATGAAAACCATGGTTAGTACTTAATCAGAGGGAGAAGTCAATAGAACCGATAGCAGCAGCAGCTACTTTACCTTTTTCAGGGTCGACAGCTTTCTTTGGAGCTTGTTTAGAGGACTTGGGGAGGTAGAGGATCTTATCTACAGTGTAATTGAGATAATTCCTATCATCCTTTTCACTTGTTGAGACCTTGCCTACTGCGATAGTAGGTGTGCCCGGTGCGAGTTCAGAGAGCTGTTTAGACAGTTCACCCCATGCTGTCATCTTGAACCAAGCTGTTTCGTTTTCTTCCGTTTGCCATGCAAGTGAACGATTAGTTACCGTCGTATCTGAAAGTTCTACTTCATCGGCTTTAGGGCCGAGACCGCCCGTCGCCATGAAAACGTTGATGGCGAGGAGATCTTCGAAGTTATCTTCTGTCACAATCAACATGGGTTGCATTTTCAGCACACCGTCAATTGTTGGTTTAGTAGGTCCGAGTGCGAGAACGGTTTGTCCTACTTCGAGTTTTTTAAGTAGTTTTCCTACATAGTGACTTGCTTGTTGGAGGAGTTGAAATTTTGTTTCGACTCTTTTGTCATTTGACGGAAGGGATTCGGCTAGAACGTTTACGATGCCGTCGTTATCATCCGCTGCAGCGGTGATTTTCAGGCCCATTAGAAACAGATTCATTGCTTAGCTGTCTGTAGATGGTTGATCGGTGGACTTTGAGAGCCGCGGCGATCTGGGTGACCCCGACGCCTTGGCCCCGATAGGCTACTACCAATTTTCTGTCACCGCATGAGATTTTCTCGTTTTTGCCCTGAACGTACGTAAAGTGATACGGATTTACACATTGTTTGCAGAAACACTTCGGTTTTGCTGTGACACCGTCTTTGGGTATATCTAAGTATTTGAGAATTATTGTTCGGATGTACTGTCTGGAACCCAGTACGTAGGTGCACGGAACCCCATTTGTAAATTTTCCTCCCCACTTGCAACATTCACCGTGGGTGAAATTGTTTTCAGCTAAGTCTTTGAAAAGCTGCGCCAACAGATTTTGTTCGCAGCTTCCATAGTTGAGATTGTACCTCTCTGCTCCTAGAGCTTTCGATATATCGCCCGCCTGTGCCTGCGCGTGTCCGCTGTCTTTTGCTGTTATCTGTAGCTCTAATTTTTTGTCTTCTTTTACCAGGGACAGTATGTAATTATCTTTAAAGACCATAAGGCGAGTTTTTAGCAAGCTTACTTTCGCTTGCCGCCACCGCCACCTCCGCCGCCTCCGCCGCCGCCACCTCCGCCACCTCCGCCGCCGCCACCTCCGCCGCCGCCACCTCCGCCACCTCCGCCGCCACCGCCACGGTTGCCGCCACCGCCACCTCCGCCGCCACCGCTAGGTGCAGGAGAAGGAGCAGGTGCCGGAGCAGGTGCCGGAGCAGGCGCTGGTCTTGCTGCCGGTGCGGCTGCTGGTGCCGGGCGTGCTGCAGGAGCTTGACGAGCAGGTTCTTGTTGTTTCGGTACATTAAATTCTTTGTTTTGTTGCGCTGCTTTGTTTTGCGGAGCTTTAGCTGCTGAAGGAGAGGCGAAGAGCGTGGGAGCTTTATTACTTTGTTGTTGGCCTCCGCCAGCGGGTTTGACGGTGAACCCACCGTCTGCAGCTGGTTTAACCTTGATGCCGAGTTCTTTTTGCGCTGCGGCTGAGGGGGCTATTGCTGATCTCGATGCAGCTTTGATTATCTGATTCTCGGATAAACCCTGCTTCTGTAAGTATTTAATATCTTGTGTGTTGAATCCCGCTCCACCTCTTTTAGCTAAATCAAATGTTTGGCCTGCGACTTTAACAATATTTGTTTTTTTAGCAGGAGTCGTTTGCGTTTGCGTTTGCGTTTGAGTTACTTCGGGGGCGGCTTCTGCCGAACCTAAATAATCGTTTAAGTAATCATCCAAGTAAGACTGAAAGTCAAACTCTTCGTAGCCTCCTTCCTCTCCTGCGCCAGTATCTCCGTAGTCTCCAAAACCGCCAGAGTCTCCGAAATCGAAAAAAGATGTGTCAAACTCACCGCCGGTTAAATCTGAGTATTGTTGACCCTGCAAGCTTTGCAGCAAATCATCAATACCTAGTTGCTTACGTAAATCAGCCATTTTCGCAGCCGTGGCCTCAGTCGCCGCCGCTTTTTGTTTCGCTATAGCTTCTTCCAGCGCTTTTCGCGCTGATTCGCGTACGGCAAATCCTTCCTGCCTTTCCGTCTCTGACGAGGGACCTATTCGCCGACTTCCTTGGAGTTTGAATACTCCGGTGTACGCTTTTTCTTGAACTGCCTTAGTTAAGTCCGTCCCTGTTGTTTCTGGCAGTGTTCCGGGCGCAGATGCTAGTCGCCGAGCCATATTTATTTCCTCTTACCGCCTCTTGCTGCCGGACGTGCTGCTGGACGTGCTGCTGGACGTGCTGCTGGACGTGCAATTGGTGTCGATGCTGTGCGAGCAATGGTTTTTCGCGCCGTTGTGGTTAATGTCTGCGCCTGGTTTGTTGCAGTTGGTTTGGTGCTGCTGGCTCTGGGCTTCAGTTGATCAATTAGTTTTTGTGCCGATGTGGAAATCCTCTGACCACCCGCAGCAGCTTTTTTCGAAAGGTTTTTTATTTGCGAAGCAGTCCAACCTTGCTTTTGTAGATACCGGATGTCGTCTCCGCCTAAAGCCGCACCTCCTTTAGTGCCTAGGTTGTAGTTTTTACCGCCGACGTTTAATGTTGCTCCTTTTTTAGGTCTAGGTTGAGCGGGGCCGCTCACCGCCGCATTCACCGTATCCTCCGCCGTTCCCTCCGCGGCTTGCTGCGGCATGTATTGACTCAACAGATTCTCCCAATCCGGCATCTCGAACTGAGGCGTCTCGAATTCAGGCATCTCGAATTGCGGCATTTCAAATTTAGGCATCTCCATCTGAGATCCGTACATGCCTGCGTTCCCTAATGCCGACATCAACTGATCGATACCTAAAGCGGATCTCAGCCCCGCGATGTCAGTAGCAGGGGCTTGTTGTGTTGTTGTTACAGGAGTTGTTGATGCGGTTGGTAGCGCGGGCACAGCTTTAGCGCCTTCGTCTCTTTCTGTCTGCGTCCCACCCCCGAGTCGGCCGCCTCGAGAACCTTTTAGTGAAGCTTGAGCTTGTTTTAGCGCTTCCGTGGCGGCAGCCAGCGTATCCGCGGGCAGCGCCGCTCCCTCACCTAAAGCTTGCCCCGCAAAGCGCCGCCGCATCGTACTTTAAGCCGTATGCTTCAATGTTAACTGGTCTGCTGGGAATCTGTTCGGGTGAAGTATCTACGTAAACTATGCCCTTTTTTTACAACCATATCTAAGGTTTTTACATAGTCTGCTGCATCTTCGTATGATTTAAACGACTTAGCTTCCTTGTTATTGTCAGTATATTCTACTACTTTATTATCCTGCATTACTTTTTTTACATAACCGCCCTTTGGCGCGCAGATCAACCAAGTCTCACGAAACCTTAAATGGGCGAGCTTGGCCACTTCAGCCTCGGTGTATAAAACACATTTTGGTTGCAGTTTACTTTGTGCGGCAGGTTTCTTTGTCTTTTTTAGATTTACTTGAATTTTGTGTTGCCGCTTCAGAGCTCTGGCTTTGTTGCTCGCTACCAGAGGAGACTCGAAGGATTCCTCTAACAGAAATATATCTTCTTCTCCTGTGATGAACGCGAAGTATCGGTCTCCCGCCCGGACTGTGAAAATCTCCTTTTCCGGCCCCCGTGGGATTCGTACCAGTTCCATTTTGTGTGCCTTGCTGGGGGAACTTTACTTCGCCGACCAGTCATCGCCTATGCCCGGTTCCGCTACTAATCTCGTTTTTTCGAACACAGACGCACCAGCATTTACCATGATTTCGGCAAGCTTATCTTTCCAGAAATTCTCCAATCCTTCTCGGACTTCTAGTACGCATTCATCGTGTACCACTGCGATTAAACGCACATCGTTGTTTAGATGGTCATTAAGCTCGCCGAGCGCTACTTTTAAAATGTCCGCACCTGTCCCCTGGATTAGTGTGTTAGCTGCGATTGTCATTCGAGCATCGTCGTACGACAGCAACCGACGCCGCCCCAGAGCGGTTCGCGTGTAACACCAGCCGTCTTGGACTAAAGCGCCGCGTTGACGGTGCCATTCCCTCAGGCGCGGGTACGCACTGTGGAATTTACTGTGCAGTATCTTGCTCTCCGACAGACTTAGCTGTACGCCGAACGAAGCCGCTGCGTATGTTTTGAACTTACGGAACCCAATTCCATAAATAAACCCGAAGTTGGCTCCTTTAGCCATCTGCCTCTGTTGCTTTGTGACGTCTGATATATCGCAGTCATTTACTAAGCTTGCTGTGAGTGTGTGCAAATCTATGTCGGTATTGTACGCTTCTTGCATTTGAGGGATGTTAGCTAACTCCGCGAGTAGGCGTAATTCCATCTGCGAGTAGTCCGCGATGATCAGTTTGTACCCAGGAGACGCTACAAAGGCTTCCCGAAATAGTTTTGATCGCGGAACCTGCTGAAGATTCACAGCGAACGTTGTTTTTGTTTTAGTCTTAGCCGTTTTCGGCGCCCCTGCGCACGTAAACCGACCACTGTTGGCGCCCACTTGATTGTAGAAGCTGTGGATCCTGTGAGTTACTGGGTTTATGTTCTGAATCAGCTTTTCAGCATGCTCTAGACTTGTTTCAATTTTTACGCGTTCTCGGTACAGCAGAAGCACTGCATCTTTGCTATCAAACTCCGCCAGCGATATTTGGTTCAGTGTGCTTTTTCCTGTCTCTTCGTTCTGAGGCAACGCGATACCGCACAGGTCAAAAGCCTTTGCCACTTGCGTGGTCGAACCGGGGTTAAATTCCTTGTTTGCCTTCTTGCCCACGGCTACCGCGCCGTTTACTGTCCGAGGCAGTTTGTTTTCTGCGGGGAGTTTCGCGTCTAATGCTTCTACAAATTCTGTTGTTTTTTCGTTTAATTGTGTCTCCAAACTTACCTTAAGTTTATGTAAACGTTCAGTATTAACGTTGAATCCTGTGTAACTCATTTTTGCTACGGGGCGTATGCACTTTGATTCAATACTGTAGACTCCTATTAAAGCTTCCTCGTTCAGTTCTTTTAGCTGCTCCGCTGCGATTTTTGGAAGAATATCGACGTCTGTCGCCGCATACTCGACTTGGTCGAGTGTCAAAGTTTCTGCGCTCCAGTCCGTTTTGCGTTGTTCTTTATCTAGTTCTATTTCTAGTCGACGTTCAGCGACTGCCTTGAGCGAGCAGGATACGTCGGCGAAATAAGGTTTGTTGGATTTAGGTGAGTATTTTTTCTCTTGAAATCCCGCCCTTAAAACTCTTTCGGCTATATACGTGTCAAATATTTTATTCTTGTAGTCGATACCTAAAGAGTAGAAAAACTGTAAATCGAAGCCTAAGTTGTGCCCTAGGAGTAGTTCTCGACTCTCGATTAAAATTTTTAACTCATCTAGAACAGATGTTTTGAAGATATCAATTACGTGAATCGTTCGGTCTTCGACAGCGGGGGAGGCGTCGCAGAGCTGAACCAACCGACATTTTGACACCGTGGCCTGAAGCCCTGTTGTTTCTGTATCAGCACATAGTTTGCTGAACTTGTCCAACTCGTTTATCGCCTTTAGTGCTTCTGCGTCTTCGGTGATGTAATTGATTTTCATGAGAGGAAAAGAAAAAACCCCAGCATGCTGGGGTTTGATGATAGGACCTTTTTTGTTTCCTGGTCGTCAGCTGTTGTGACTCGCAAAGACACGGTCGATGTAGTCGTCGATGTCTCCCCATGAATCAACCATGGAGCTTCCTTTTTCTGTCGCGCGGACCTTGTAGTACACGCGCTGCATGTACTCCGCCTTTGTGTGTGCGTCGTCCCTCAGGCTGCCAACCGAGACGGCTTTCTCCTGCTCGACCAAGCCGTGATTCCGGCACCAGATCAGCCCCTCGCGCATACCGATATACACCGGTGACACGTGGAACGTACGCTTCCGATCCGCACTGCCTGCAGTATCTACAGGTTCCCACTCCCCTACGTTTAAATTTCGTTCGAACCCTTTGAAAGCCAGACAGGTTTCTCGGACGCTTGTATTACGCCAGAGCATGTTGACGTAATCAGTAGCTGCTTCTCGGAGGGTCACCCAATCGCTTGAGCAACTGCGTAGTAACAACGCAGCTCCTGCAGACCAATAGCTGCTGTGGGCGTTGAGCTTTTCGATCAGCTCTTCAGTAGTTGCTCCTTCCTTAAGAACTTTTGCGTGAGCTCCGTTCCTTACGACAGGTGCTGAGCGTCTGTTGCTTAAGTTACCTTGTCCCTCTCCAGACTTTTGGATAGATATTTTCCAGGCCAAGGAAGCGAGATCTTGATTCTGTTCTCTGACTGAGAGCTCGAAGAGTCGCTGACTGTCGAGCTTCCTCAAGTCGAAGATCTTGGTCAATTCAATCTCGATAGGACCTTGACCGTATTCCCCCGTGGCAGCCAGGAGCGCCACCGCTTCGGTCTGTTTGATTGGGGTATTCCCCAGCAAGAATTGGAAAGGCATGTTCATGTGAGTGGAACGTTGCAAGAGTAAGCAAATACAGGTCAGTATACAAGCCCTTTGAGATTTTTTTCAGATTTCAGCGCCGAATCCTTCCAGCCTCGTCACCCAGATACAGATATCATCCGTAATTCTTTCCGCCATTTGCATGACGTCGACATAACTGATGTCAATAGACATTAATAAATCATCCGTGATCGGTACTCCGAATTCTTCCATAACATACGTAGCTAACGGCATACACACGTCTACACACTCTCCGTCAGCACTGTTTTTATAAATGCAGAACATTTTTTTAACGTCTATAAAATCTATGTAAGCTTCTTGGTACCTAACCGATCTGTTTAATGTGTTGGTCGGATGACCGGACATACACTCACATAATCGGTCCCGTATCCAAGAACATAGTTCTACATCTGTTATGCCGTTTGACTTATATTCGTTGTATACCGATCGTATGATGTGCGCTATTTCTTTCATGTAGGTCTAGCCCTGCTCCAACGTGCTTGTCCGTGAATGTGCCCAACGCACACCCATAGTTCGTTGTTGGTGGTGTCGTACCAGATATGTCCCACCCTAGGTCTAGGAGGTTGAGCCGCTGTGGAAATCAGCTCACCCTGTTCGAGATCGACTTCGGTTTCCTCAGTGCCACAGTACTCCTCTTTAACTCTAGAGATTTCATCAGCAGGGTTGCTTTTCATGGCGTCAACTTAGCGGAGACACTTTTGAATCGCGTCCACAGCTTTCTCTGTGTTGTAAACGTTCACGGAATACACTTCATCGCTAAATCCTCGGCACACATCCGGGATGTCCGTGTTTATGCAGACAGTTGACCACTGGGTACCTGTTGCTGCTTTGAACGTGTTTACCTTTCGTTTGAGGGTTTCGTTGATGTCCGAGTGACCGTCCGTAATCATCAGAATGTCTGCTCGCGAATCTCGCCAGCCTTTGTCGACCGCGTGGTTTAGGACGGCATTGAAGCTCGTCCCTCCTCCGAGAATCCAGGTTCCTACGAAATCCAGCATCGTCGAGAGGTTGTTGCTCTTAGGGATTAGTTCGACTGTGTGCTCTATGCGCGTATCGAACAAGTTTATGAAAACTTTTCGGTTTTCTTTCAGTGCTTCTTCCGCGACCACAAATGCGATGGC